ACCCATCTCGATCCCCGGATCGGCAATCTCCAGAGGAAAGGTAAATCTACCCTGCCAAGAAGCCAGTTCCGCACGGATCTCCTCCAGTGCCTCGAAGAAGGGGGACGGGCAGAGTAGGGATATAAAGAACGCCGGGACACGGGCGATGTTACCCTGTGAGAACCCCGCCTCCTCCACGATGCAGGAGATTTGCCTTTCTCGGTATATCAGAGTGCCGCGCTGCTTGGGGGAGAATACCCGCAAAAGCTGCTTTCGATGCTCAAACGCTTCTTCCGGCGTATGCGCCAGTACGCTTCCTTCGATGGTGATGTTTCTCATGTCGACGGTAGAGGATATGTAAAACGCGCCGTCCTGCTCCGGTGCGTGGAAGGTATTGATGGTCTGCCGGATGCGCCCCGCTCCGTCCAGTTTGGACAGGAAGAAGGGTTTGATTTGGCGCAGGGTGACGGTTGCGTTGGCGGTGTTGGTATAGGTGAGGGTCATGGGGAATTTTCTCCTTTTGGGGTAGATTTTGGCGGGTAGGTGTGGTAGAATGAGAGAGTAGATTGATTTTCTGATATACCTTTCAAGGAGTGAGATAATTGCACGAAGCGATGAAAATCATTGCAAAAGTTTATCTTCGTGATACAATCAACAAATGCCTTAAAACGAACAAAACAAATATAGAACATTCTAGAGATTATTTATCTATTTCAAATGATCTTATCCCTAGTGAATTTGCTTCTATACATTGTTCAACTTTTTTGCTTGGGATAACAAGCTATGTCGATGATATTATAAGGACATTGTTAAACGAAATCTTCATTTGCTATCCTGAAAAACTCGGCAAGACTTCGTTTACAGCATCCGATATTATTGAATATGATGATATCAATCTCTATGATATATTGGGCGATATGGCGAAGAAAAGAATAAATGAGATTCTATATAAAAATGTTTCAGAGCAATTAAAATATCTCGAAAAAGAAGTCCTAGAAAGTGAACTTAGACCGGAATTAGTTGATAACATTATTGAGATAAAAGCGACTAGAAATTTGATAGCACACGGCGAAAAGAAATACACCAAGGCATATGATATTCAAACTGGTGGTAAAAACAGAAATCGGATTGGTGAAGATATAAGTGTTAGCTATGATTATCTCAACGAATGTGTTTCTTCCGTTGAATGCTTTATTTCCGAAATTGAAACGAAGGTCAAAAAAGCTTACTTAATAGATAAAAAAGATGTTCTTCGAGAATTATGGGAAAAATCACGTCTCGGAAAAATCATGAATTATGAAACAGCATGGGATTATCATAACGAAAAAATTCCTCGACCATCAGAGGCAATGAGAAACTTTACATGGTCTCACTCAGAAACACAAGTGAAAGAATTGTTTTTGTGTATCTACGGGGGAGTTAGAAATTCAGACCTTGACATCAAGTATTATTTTGAAAGATGGCCAACCCATACTTTTGAAGGCGAAATGTTGTTGTGCTGGTTACAAAGGCAGTTTTATTTTTAACCATTCAATCAAAGTAAAATTGGCAGTCACCCCATACCTAACGCCAACCGCCTTGACAAATTCCGAAACTCTCGCGCAACTTCCTTCTCACTCAACGCCTTTGGCGAAGTAATCGAAATATTTTGCGTAACCCCTGCGCTGTAAGGATTAGCACCAGCCCCATATACCCCGGCGAAGCCGCTGCGGACAGTCGGGTCAATGTCGAATTGGGTCGGTATCGCGTCCCGCATATCCCGCGCCACCTGATCCATTGCGTCCTCGAAGCCTACACCGATGCCCTCGCCCATGTTGCGCCCGATCCCGGCGAACAGCGTGGAGGGGGACTTGATCCCGAAGAAACCCTTGATCCCATCCACAATACCGGTGAAGAACCCCTTGATTTTACCCCAAATCCAGTCTTTTACGTTGAGAATACCCTGCCACAACCCCTTGATCAGGTCGCTTCCGGCTTCCACTAGCATCCAAACCAATGAGCCGATGGCTTGAACGATCCCGGTGATGATGACAGGGATGGCTTTCACAACCTCAACCACGATGGTGGGGATATTCTGCACCAGTGATACCAGCAGTTGTACCCCTGCCATGATGATTTTGTCAATATTGCCAATGATAGCGTTCACCAACCCGCTGACAATCTTCGGAATTGCCGCGACTATGGTAGTAATGATCACAGGCAAGTTTTGAATGAGCGAGATCAGCAGGGATACCCCAGCATCAACAATCAGCGGGATCGAGCCGATGACGGCGTTGATCACATTGTCGATAATCTTGGGGATCGCTTCCACGATGGTGTTGATGATCGTCGGCAGCGCGGTCACCAGCGAAATGAGCAGCTTGATCCCGGCGTCGATGATTTTCGGAATGGATTCGATGATAAAATCCACGATTGCGTTGATAATGGTCGGTAACGCCGCAACCAACTCCGGCAGGGCAATCAGTAGCCCATCCACCAATCCGAGAATGATTTCCAATGCAGCATTCAAAATCATGTCCATATTGTCCATCAAGGTCTTCACAATGGAAACCACCGCCTGTACCACGGCGGGGATCAATTCCGGCAAGGAGTCGCTGATTCCTTTGGCAAGCGTCGTGACGATATTGACGGCGGCCATGGCGATGTCGGGCAGGGCATCAATCAACCCCTTGATTAACCCCATCAATATCTTAAACCCGGCATCCAATATAACCGGCAGCAATTCCAACAGAGCCTCCGTCAGACTTCCGACAATAGTAACCGCGCCACTTACGATTACACCCACATTGTTGGAAAGCCCCTCAGCCAATGCCCGGATAATTTTTATCCCCAAATCCAACACAGTCGGGATAAAATCTGTTATAATATCGGATATCTGGTCGAACACATCGTCAAAACTCTCCGCGAGGGCTTCAACCGATCCCTCCCCACGGATCAACCTCAAGAAAGCATCCGATAACGAAGTCACAGACGGAAGCATCTGCCCCATCATTTGCGCTTTCCATTCATTCGCCATCTGCCCGACTGACTGCTGAGTATCCCGCAGGGTATTTTTGAGTTGGAGCATCTTCCCATCATCGGTCTGGGCGAGAGCCTGATTCATCCCGCCCACAGATTCACCGACCACCTCAGCAAGCACGGCGGCGCGTTCGGATTCAGTGCCAAACTTGAGAATCTTCTCCTGTGCCGCATCGAAGGTGTAACCATACCGGGACAACGCCCCGACCTGACCGTTCATCACCTTTCCCAGCATAGTGGCAATATTTACCGCATTCTCCTGACTTGAATTGACTCCATATTGCTGGGCAACCATGTCGTTCATGACGGGGATCAGATTCTTGAGCGTTTCGGTCTTGGTAAGATATGTACCCAACTCCTGCGCCCCGCCCTGTTGGACGGTAGCCGACACGATGCCAAGCCGCTGTTGCTCTTCGGTTAGCTGCCGGATGCTTGCAATCTGGTCATCCGAGGCATTCATCGTGTTCCGCATGACGGTAGCCAGCTTCATCTGATTGACCGCCGCTTCACTGGCCATCTGAGAGCCGTCCGAAATATACCCCTTGACCGTCGCTCCGACCTCCCTGACCATATCGACTAGAGCCTTCGCACCCGCTTTGATTAGGTCGGCGGCGAGATTGGCTTTGAGGACATCTCCAAAGACTGAGGTTTTCTTCCCAGCATCCTCCATTTCGCTACCGAGATTCTTCGTTTCTTTCCCGGTATCATTTATCTCTTTCCCAGCATCATCGACGGATTTTCCGAAGGAATCGGTTTCCTTGCCAGCCCCGGCCATACCCTTTTCGACGGCATCCAACGCTTTGTCGTTATCGACCAGTTCCCGCTCCATGCCGTTGAGTTCAGCCTGTGCTTTGTTCAGTTGAATCTGCCAATTCTGTGTACGGCGGTCGTTCTCACCGAAGGACTCCGAGGCGTTATCCAGTGCGGATTTGAGCGTGGAGATTTTCTCATTTTGAGCGTCGATTTCTTTTGTCAGCACAGTGTTCCGGGAGGTAAGCGCACCCACCGATTTGTCGTTCCTGTCAAATTGAGAAGTGACCAACGCCATCTCACTGCCGAGGACTTTGAACGCTTGATTTATATCACGCAGCGCGTTTTTGAAGTCGCGTTCGCCTTCGATGCCGATGCGGAGGCCGAAGTCGGAATATCCCATAAGTTTCAATATCCTCCTAACTCGCCACAAAGTTCTGTAGAATCAAGGTTTTTGTGTAATACTTCTCGGATAACTTTTCCGACAAAACCATTGAAGTAAGATGCCGTTATGCCCGTGACAGGGCTTTTATGAAGCAAAATTAGCGTTTTTTACGGAATATCCATGTTGCCGGATTGTTCAGCAGCAGAAAAGTTATCCGAGGACTTTTCAGACTTTTCGTTGGTATTGCTGACTTTATATGGAGTTAGGAGGATAGTTATATATATGGGATATGGGAAATTATCCGAGAACTCGGATAATGAGTCCATGGTACGGGTCACCTCCGGTTTTTGTGATAATTTCCCAAAATTATTGATTTTTTAGTCAATCTATGCTATGATTATTGTATAGTTTTGTCCATATCAGTTTTAGTTGTTTTAGCTGGACTTTCTGTCAAGTTCGTACTCCCCTTGAAGAATTGGTTAAAAATTGAATTCGCTATTAGAGGAGAGATGATTATGAGCGTTATAACGGCAGTGACAAGTTGTCTGGCAGGTGCGGGTGTTTGCGGGGATTGCGGCAGCAGCGAAGAAGGCTAAACACTAAAGCGTTTATGTATGGTATCAAGCACCTTGAGGTTCAAATCCTCAAATCCCTGCCAATTTTTATTAAATCGGCACAACATCATCAATCGACAACTCCCTATGCGCCTTCTCCATGCCCAACCACTGCTTATGGCAAGCCCAAAGGTCAAGAAACTCTCCCAGCGGCGCAAGCCAAAACTCCGCCGCTGACATCCGCAAATGTACTGTTCCGTAGTAATACAGCCGAGTGAACACCTCAGCATCGGTCACCCGGCTGTCCCGTTTTTTGAGCCGCCGCCCTCGCTTTCGCTGAGAATGTTCCGGGCAGTCCCCTTGAACATCGCCTCGGTAATGGCACTTTTGTAAGAAGCCAACTCCAACGGCGAAGTGAGCAGCTCCACCTCATCCTCAGTCAGTAAATCCCTCGGCGCATCCTTGTGCTTGAGGTTGTATATAAGGATAGACTGGTTCGCCAGCAGGGTTATCAGCCAGACAATCTCGTCCAGTGCCAACTCCCAATTCTCAGATTGCATCAGCTTATCACCCAACGATTCCAAACCGCCGTAACGCCCAGCGATGGCTTTGGTAGCCTTGGTGGTGAGGATCATCTCATACTCCTGATCCCCAATCTTGATCATCGCGCTCCGCTCATCCATCCTTATGTACCTCCATTCTCCGTCTGGGAATTATATACAGGCTCATACACCTGAGTATACCACCCCGAAATGACATCCTCAGCCAAACCCGAATCACCCTCGGTCGCTTCGGCTTTCCACGGATGATTTTTCATACCGTCCAGCTTGTTCCGGCGCATAACAGTCCCCTCGATAACCGGTGTGGAGAAGGCGATCGAATCACCCTTCGTTTGCAAATTGGTGGCCGGAATGCCGAATTTTACCCGATACAGCCAGAAGTAACGATAGCGGTTGTCTGGCTTCAATGCACGGAAGCCAACGGCAACCAACGCCCCGTCATTTTCCGAAGCGGAAACCAGTACACCATTGTCATCGACAACCGCCCCGGTTAGGTCTTGCGCCGCTTTTACCCCGATATCATCCACGCCAAGAGACAGTTTTCCTGACTTAAAGTCTTTGATAACATAAGCCGCGCCATCATCCGCGAACAGAATCGCTTCCGCAAGGTCGATGTCCAGATCAGCCTTTATCGCCCTCGCCAACGGCATCGGTGTGCCGTAGTCCTCCTCGCCGTTTGCGCCCTCGGTTATCTTCGCGTAATACAGTTTATCCATGCCGATAGTTGCCAAAACAATCAATCCTCCATTTCATACAGTCGTGCTATATCAACAGCGTAATGATGGTAGCCGGTGGAGTCCTCATGCCCTATGTACTGCCGGTCGGTGATGGTAAATCCGGCGGATAGAAGTGCCTTGATGATTTTTGATTTCAACGCGAGAAAATTCCCTTTAGAGAAAAGAGACAGCCGTGCCTCCTGTTGATCATACCCCGGCTGATTATTGGAGAAAAGTTCAAAAGAATCGGTCAACGGCGTAATCACCACATACTCCTCCGGCGCAACATCAGAGAACACCCCGGTTTCAACAGAAACGCCCAAACCGGTGAGCAAAGCGGTCAAGTCAGATAAAACATTGTTCTTTGTTCCATGTTCATTGTTCACTGAGTTTCGCCCACCTCATCTTCCAACTTACGCTTCATCGCCTCAATACAGGCGGATTTGGACACCAATTTTGCCGGTTTCAAAAACGGTTTAGGCGGCTGACCGTGCTTGCCATACTCGATCACATTCGCAACCATGGCGTTGGAAGCCCCGTTGCGCCGTTTTTCCCGAAACCCCACCTTCACGTTGAAATTCCCATTCCGATCCACCTTCGCCGGGGATAATCCCAGCGCGGAAACCAGTTCCCCGGTGGAGCGGGACGGCGTTTTCGTGTTGCGTCCGATCACCGCATGAAGGTTACTCCGCACATATTTCAAAACTACCTCACCGCCCGCTTCCAGCACTTTTGGAATAATCTCGTCGGTTCGATCCTCCAACCGGGACAGTTTATCCAAGAAATCATCCGGCATTTTCATTTCAACACGCGCAATAATAATCACCCCATTGTCGGTTCAATGCGCTCGGCCAGAACCTCAACATACATCCCTCTGCCGCGAACATCCTCCGCGCTCAGGATTCGATACCGCGCCCCATCGCAGAGGATTTGCAGTTTTGCACTCACCTCCACGCCGGGGATCACCCGGAAGCGGAACAGGCAAGTTGCCGTGGAAAACGCCGCCCGGTTTGCCCACATCTTCGCGCCATGCCGATCTTCTTTATACGCCCGGACGGATGCCAGCACAGAGTCGCTTGATTCGGAAAACCCCGCGATATCCTTATTATGGACAGTTTGTACGATATCTATAAAAGATTTCATCTTACCAAAAGACATCCGTCACACCTTCCACATTTTATCTAAACGTAAGAGCATATTGACAGTATTCCACACTTGCTGCCCAGCTTGCACATTGTCGGCATAAAACCCTGCCGTCGAGCCATCTCTGGATTCGTAAAAGTGACTACTCAGCATGATTACAGCTTGCTCCGTAGTCGGCGGCATGGGATTGTCGGCATATGTACCCTCCGGTATCTGCTGAAAAGATTCTGCGTAATTCACCGCAGCTTTGATAAAATGCTGCAAAAGCGCATCATCCTCGTCATGCTGCAAAATAAGGTTCGCCTTTACTTTGGACAGTAAATCGTTGTTCACTGCTATGAACCCATTTTTAGTATTTGCACAGCTTCAGGCAATACTAATTTCCCATCCACCCTTTGCGTGGCAAGGAATCCCACTTGCCCGGTGATGGCAAAAAGTTGATCCAGCCGTTTGAATGTACGCCCCTGTCGGTCACCGATCCAGTAATAGGAAAAGTCACCGAAAGCAACCGCCGCGCTCCCCGCCGCAGCCTCCGGCATGAACTCGGATGTATACAATGGTTTTCCGAGCAGCGTGTCGGGTACGCCGTCCTTGACGGAGGGCTGCCATAAAAATTGTCCGCTTTCATCTTTTAGTTTTCGGAGCATTTTTACGGTAGAATCGTTGGTGATAAAGACGGCATTGGAGCGATACGGCTCTGTCAGCGCGTGATAAAGGTC